GGACGGAGTCACGCCACCGTGCCCCGTCTGTGTCAGCTCTAAGGGCCCAAGCTTGGGCTGTGAGGAAGGGCAAAGGCTGCACGGCGCCTACCGGCTCGCGAGGATCGGTAAGCCCATAGCGGCGGGATAGGGCGAGCCCCGGAGCATCCATAGCGCTCCGGGACCCGCTAGCACGACTCTAAGCCCCGTTCGGCGTCACTGCTGGGCGGGGCTTCCTGCTGGCTCACACGGCCCAACCCCAAGCGCGCCGGTCATGGTGGTACGGGCATGCGTCCGTATCGGGTACGGCGGCTTCCTCGCACCGGTAGCCGTACACGTCGACCGTCGTTTCTGCGCCGTCGGCAAGCTCAACGGTCATGGGGCGGGACACTAGAACCTGGCAGTGCATCTTGCTGTTTCCTTATGAACCGTGGCGTATAGACGAATATCCCAACGATTCGGACACAGAAGTCATTCCCTGGGGCGGTTGTGATGCGTGTTGGGTAGTACTTCCGACGTGTCGAAACTGTCGCCCAGCACGTATCATGCCCTCATGACAACCAACGACGTCCCGGCGACGTTCCGCCAGCGCAAGCGAGCCAGCCTGTACGCCCGACTGTCCGTCGCCGCTGACGCTGAGAATCTGTCGCTAGACGGCATGGTCGCCGACATGCGCGCGCTGTGTGCTGCCGAGGGACTAGAAGAGATTGCGCTGCATGTCGACGATGGTAAGTCAGGTGGGCGCCGTGACCGTGACGAATACCAAGAATGGCTTGCCGACGCGAAATCCGGGCGCTGTGATGTGCTCATCAATACGAACACGGACCGCCTCACGCGTGAGGGTCTGAATGTGGCAGCGCAGATTCTCGACGTCGTTGAAGGAAAAGACCCGCACACCGGAAAGGTCACTCACCGGCCGGTACGGCTGCTGGATTGCAACGGCATTGACTCACTGCACGGCGACGGATTCCGATTCCGGTTTGTCATTCAGGCGGAAGTGGGACGCGCCGAACGTGAACGTATTCGGGACCGTGCCCGTAAGCGTGCGCGCAATCTCCGGCGCGCTGGCCGATGGGGTGGCGGCACTCCGCCTTTCGGATACCGGGCCGTAGAAAACCCGGAGGGCGCCGGTTGGGTACTGGACATCGAGCCAGCGGAGGCCGCAGCAATCCGTGACGCTGCCGACGCGCTACTGAAGCCAGCCCCGGACCCGCTGACGCGCGTTGTCCGGCGCATGAACCATGCGGGCATCAAACCGCGCCGTGCGCCTCGCTGGACGCGTCAGACGCTCCGTAGGGTCCTCACGGGTGACCACATCCTTGGGAGGGTCTCACAAGGCGGCAGACCGCTCCGTGATGAGGAAGGGGAGATCCTCGCTCCCTTCCCTCCCGTGCTCACCCTGGGGCAAGTGACAGCGCTCCGGGCACGGCTCATCACGGATGACCAAGCGCCGACTGGCGGAGGACACCCGGCACGCATCCTCTCCGGCCTGCTGTCCTGTCACGCGTGCGGTGCAGATTTGATCGTCCACCACGCCACAGCGCGGACGCGCGACGGTAAGGAGAAAGCACCGGACCGGCCAGCGAAGATCATGTATCGCTGCCCGACTCGCTCACAGGGTGGTATCTGCGAAAAGCCAGTAACCGTGACGGCTGCCCCGCTTGAGGACTACCTCACTGGTCTATACCTCTCCGCTGTCGGCAACACTCCGATGTTCAAAGAACGAACCATCGTTTCCGGCATTGAGGAGCTAGCGGCCATTGAGGAAGAGATCAAAGAAACGCTTGCCGACTTGGCCACGCAGGCTGACGCCGACACATTCGCCAAGCTCCAGCGGCTACAGGCACGCCAGCGCGAATTGGCGGACGTGGAAACCGAGAGCGCCACGGAGCTTGTACCGACCGGCCAGACCATGGCGGAGCATTGGGCCGGTGCCATGACCAGCGACCGGCGGAGCATGCTCGACACAGCGTTTGAGGAGCTAGTGATCCTGCCGGGTCGCCGTGGCCCCAAGGGGATGGACAAAGAGCGGCTAATTGTTCGCTGGGCTGCGCAAGAGCATGACGACTACGACGCTTACTGATGTGATCTAGCACACAGTTAATGCCCCGGTATCCACATCGGATATCGGGGCTTTCTGTAGTTATCCACAGGCGCCTGTGGATAACTTTGCAACGCCGGTGGCGAAACGCAGACAGCGCCAAGGCTGTGACCAGCGCTAATGGCGCGGAGTGGTGTTTCAGTCTCTTGTTTAGGTTCTTTGTCTATATGTGTAAGAGCAATACCAAACTCAGCCCCCGAAACACCACCGACACCACCTCGCTGTGTTGTCATCCTCAAGCACGAGGGTGCACTTGTGCCCCTTACTAAGTGAGGCGGGAATACCGCGCACCCTTCCGGGCTAACCGGCCACTGGCGGACTGTGTACCCCCTCAAGCGGCTGGCTCGCTCCCTCCCACTCTCCCGGAGGTTGAGCGGCCAGCCTATGCCTAGCTAGCTCAATTGGAAGAGCGCCGGAGTGAAGTCCCGGAGGCTGGTGGTTCGAATCCATCGCTTGGCACGGAGCGCGGGACATGTGAGGGGCATGCACTCCCTAGGCACTGGAAGACAGTGGCTTCCGCGCAACGGCGTATAGCTCAATGGCAGAGCATCCGGCAGGGGCCGGAAGACTGTTGGTTCGATTCCAACGGCGTCGACGTAGGTGCAACCGGCAAGGCCGTGACTGGCTAATGGCGGCTGCACCCTGGGTGAAACCGGCGCAAGCCTGCCTGGCTAGTCACCAGGAAAGTGCGCGGCGAGTAACCCTAAATCTTCCCGCTGGTGTAAGCAGCACATCCCGTCAAGGGAAAGTCCGGCACGCAATCCGGGCGGGTCGCCAATATTGAAGATCGGGGGTGCTTCCATGCGCGTCTGCGCTGCCTGCAAAACTGGGAAGCCACTTACCGACTTCTACCGGAACGGCAACGGGTACCGCCACGAGTGCAAGCCTTGCTACAACCACAAGTCGGGTAAGCGCGTTAGTACCCACCGACGAAACGTCAAGCTAAGGCTTGTTGAGATCCACGGTGCAAAGTGTCTTGACTGTGGGTTTACCGGTCCGCCGTTCATGTTCGATTTTGATCACAGGGACCCGTCCGTGAAGTCGTTCAACGTGACGGGCGACATTCGGGCATTCGCCGCACTACTCGCCGAGTCGCGAAAGTGCGATCTGCTGTGTTCTAACTGTCACAGGTTCCGTACGCATAGACAGCGCTGCACAGGCTGTGAACACTGCGCTTAGGCGCTACCCGCTGATGGTGTAACGGTAGCCACGCCAACCATATCAACGTGCGAATTCACACACTGGGGTGAGCGTGAAAACTTCCTATCCGCTGCCCGGCGATTTTGGGCTTACCCGCATAGCTGGTGTTACCGGCAAGCTTGTGAGCGTCGGCCAGCGCGCTGTGGGGAGCGGTAGCTACTTCACGCACGCGTTCGTGTATGTCGGCAACGGCCACATCATTGAAGCGGAGCCCGGAGGCGCCCGACTGTCGACGCTGGCTCATGCGCTGGAAGGTGGCAAGCATGCTGTCTATTCGGATCTTGAGTTGACTGGCGCCCAGCGACGCGACATTGTTTCCGCCGCGCTTTCGCTCAAGGGGACGCCGTATTCCTTCCTTGACTATCTCGCCATCGGTGAGGCGCGCATTTTGCGCACCAAGCATCTTGAGCACTTTGTTGCTGACAGCGGCCACATGATTTGTTCGCAGTTGGTTGATGAGTCGTATAGGCGCGCTGGCATTGATCTTTTCCCCGGACGTCTTACGGGTGATGTTGCCCCTGGCGACCTTGCCCGGCTGATTGGAGCGTAGATGGCTGCGTGCGGTAATTGCGGATCATCTGCGCTGGTCCAGTGGGTTAGGCGCCCTACGGCGGATGAGCTTGCCGCTATCCCGGATAACCAGGGTGGTGCGGAGGCGACGGCCGAGAATACGACGGTGGCCGTATATGCGTGCGGCAGTCATGCTATTTCCCAAGAGCTTGCTGGCCTAGTCCACCAGGCTGTGTGCGCTGGTCCTACTAGCACTGTGCTACCCAACTGCACGTGTGCGCCCGTGCCATGGCCGGAGAGCGACCCGGAGCCCACTACTGGTCTGCCTGCTGGGTGGGTCTGATGGCATTGCGTCCCTGCCTCCGCTGTAAGCGTCTGACCCGCAATGCTTCCCGCTGTGACGTGTGCGATGCACAGTACAGAGCAGTGCGTGAGCGGCAGCGTGGCAGTGCTAGTAAGCGTGGGTACACCAGTAGGTACCGGACCATAGCTAAGACAGTGGTATCAGAGCATGTGAGGTTGCATGGTCAGCGCTGTCCTGGTTGGGGTGTGCCTGCTCACCAGGCCACTGACCTAACCGTTGACCACATCATTCCCCTTGCTGCTGGTGGCACCCATGAGCGCGGCAACCTCCGTGTGTTGTGCCGGGGCTGCAATAGCAGGAAGCGTGACGCTGTGTGACGCTGCCTGGTGCATAGCCATGCGTAGCCAAGGCTCCAATCTTGCATATGTATGCATGGTGGGGGGCGGTACAGAGTCTGGGACAATGCGCCTTGCGGACCCGGCCCCTTAGGAGGCAAACGCCTCTGCGAAATTCTAGGGTGGGGGGTCTGGCCCCAAAAGCGCTCCGATGCGCATAATTATGCGAAAACGGAGGTGGCGGCATGCCTGCTGGACGTCCGCCGGTACCTACGGAGCGTAAGCGCAAGCTGGGCAACCCTGGGCAGCGCAAAATGCCGGATCTTGCCGACACGCACGACGTTGCGCCAGTGACAGAGAGTGTCCCCGCGCACCTTGGCGAGGCTGGGGCAGGCATGTACCGGCGGATTACCGCTGGCGCCGCTTGGCTCGCTGAGACTGACAAGCCAACGCTTGAATTGCTGTGCGAAAAAGTCGACCGGCGAGAGCAGATGAAAGCTCAGCTAGCGCGCAGTGACCTGGTGCTCTTCACAGACAAAATGTACGCGTATCCCAACCCACTAGTCGGCATGCTCAGCACCATTGAGACTGAGATTGCCAAGCTATTCAGCGCGCTGGGTCTGACGCCTACCGATCGCACGCGTATGGGGCTCGCTGAGGTTAAGGCGCGCAACGCGTTTGAGGACTTTCTAACCAAGCAGGCTGCCCGCTAGCAGCGTGCGAATTCACACACTGGGGGGCTGAAGGTTGAGCGCTCCCTACCTGCTGACGCCGGTTGCCGATGCTGACATTGAGCGAGGCGACGGGGACGCGTTCGTTTCATTCTCTGAGTCTTTCCTCCGGGTCACCAAGGACTCTGTCGGAGGCTCTAGCGGGTCTCTGCTGGAGTTTCGGCCGTGGCAGCGAACCTTGATGCGTCAGTTGCTTGCGAGGCGCGCAGACGGCAAGTACAAGCACCGGCAAGCGCTCATTGGCATGCCCCGTAAGAATGGTAAGTCAGCCGTAGGCGCTGCCATTGCGATTTACGGCCTGGTGTCTGGTCCCAAGGGTGGCGAGGTTTACTCCATTGCCGCTGACAAGGAACAAGCGCGCATCGTTTTCGGCACTGCCAAGAAAATGATTGAAATGGCGCCGGAAATGGCGAACAGTTTTCGCGTATACCGTGACGCCATTGAGCTACCGGCTACCGGCTCCGTTTATCGCGTACTCAGCGCTGAGGCTTTCACCAAGGAGGGGCTCAACCCTCACCTTACGATTGCGGATGAGGTCCACGCGCAGCCCACACGTGAGCTATGGGATGTTATGTCCCTCGCTTCCGGTGCGCGTGTTGAGCCCATGATGATCGGCATCACTACCGCTGGAGTCAAGACAGACTCAACCGGCGGCGACTCGCTGTGTTACGGCATGTATCAGTACGGGCAGAAAATCGTGTCCGGCGAGATTGACGACCCGGCATTTTACTTTGCCTGGTGGGGTGTGCCGGAAGGTGTCGACCATCGGGACCCGGAAGCGTGGGCGCAAGCCAACCCTGGCTTGGGCGACATTGTCAGCGTGGAAGACTTCCATTCCTCCGTACTGCGGACACCGGAAGCGGAGTACCGAACCAAGCGACTCAACCAATGGGTTTCGACGGCGCAAGCCTGGCTGCCTGCTGGCGCTTGGGATGAGTGTGCAGGCGAGGCGGACCCCATACCGGCCGGAGCCGAGGTGGTCCTAGGGTTTGACGGGTCGTTCAACAACGACTCAACGGCGCTTGTGGTTGTGCGCTGTCCCGTTGGTGAGGATGACAAGCCACATGTAGACGTCGTGGCAGCGTGGGAGCGACCGCAAGAGGCTGGAAACGATTGGGCCGTGCCCATTGTTGACGTTGAGGCGGAGATTAGAGCGGCGTGCCGCAAGTGGCAGGTGCGCGAGATTGTCTGTGACCCGTTCCGGTGGGCTCGCACCTATCAGATCCTTGAGGCTGAAGGTCTGCCGATTGTGGAGTTTCCGCAGTCTCCGGCGCGCATGGTTCCGGCCACGCAGCGTTTCTATGAGGCAGTGCTCAACAAGACTGTCACGCACTCCGGTGACCAGCGCCTAGCGCGCCACCTTTCAAACTGTGTTCTTCGCACGGATTCGCGCGGTTCCCGGCTGTCGAAAGACGCCAAGGGTTCGCCCCGAAAGATTGACCTTGCCGTATCCGCTGTCATGGCGCTGGAGCGCGCTTGCCAGGAACCGGAGGCAGTGCCTATTCCCCAATTCTTCAGTTGGGCTGACCTTTAGGGACGGACATGAAGCGACCCAATCGGCGCACGCTGGCAGAGATTGCCGACGTGCTTGGTATTGGCTGCCTGGTGGGTGCTGGCTGGGAATGGAATTCCATTCTTGGGCTTGCGCTGGCCGGTGCTGGCCTGCTGGTGGCTAGTTGGGTGGTGGACCGTTGAGCCTGCTAAAGCGTGCTGCTGACACTTCCAAGCGCTTTTACGCGCCGTCCGGTGGGGGAGACCCTTGGACGATTCCCAGTAACGGCAGCCTTGCCGCGTACACAGCGTCCGGCGTGCCGGTGAACGATGACACGGCCATGCAGATGATTGCCGTTGCTGCCTGCGTGCGCCTGCTCTCTGACGCTGTCAGTGGACTTCCCCTTGATGCCGTCCGGGCCAAGGGTGAGATCCGGGAGACCATTGAGCCCCCTCCGGCGATTGTTGCTGACCCGTTCGGGGGTGCGCAGACTTCCGGATTGCCGACACGGCGCCAAGGCATGGCTCAGATGATGGTGTCCTTGCTGCTCCGGGGCAACGCGTATTGCCTGGTGCTGGCGCGTGATTCCTACGGGCGTCCCATGCGCCTCCGTGTGCTGCACCCGGACCGCGTTGACTGCACCTTTGATGAGTCCGGCCAGCGGGTGTACAAGATCGACCGCAAGCCTGTTGATTCGCCGGAAGACATTGTGCACCTTATGGGCATGGCGTATCCGGAGTCTCCCACGGGCATGAGCGTCATTAGCTACGCGAGGCAGGCTATTGGCCTTGGCCTTGCCGCTGAAGAGTTTGGCGCCCGTTTCTTCGGTGAAGGCGCGCACATGACTGGTGTGCTTGAGATTGAGGCAGACCTAGACGTTGCTCGCGCCCGGCAGATCAAAGAGAATTTCGGCGCCTCGCACAGTGGGCTGAAGAACTCTCATGCCGTTGGTGTGCTGTCTGGCGGAGCTAAGTGGAAGCCCATTTCAATCTCGCCGGAAGATGCGCAGTTCCTTGGAACGCGTGCCGCGCAGAACCTTGATATTGCCATGTTGTTTGGTGTCCCGCCGCACATGCTTGGGCAGGTGGACAAAACGACGTCATGGGGAACGGGTATTGAGCAGCAAGGCTTGGGATTCCTCGCCTACACGCTCAGTGCGTGGCTTGGCCGCTTTGAAGATGCATGGTCCGCCATGCTTCCGCGCCCCCAGTCTGCCCGCTTCAATGCTGACGCGCTCTTGAGGACCGACACAGCGGGTAGGTACGCCGTTTATACGGCTGCCCGTTCAACCGGCATTCTCACTGTCAATGAGATCCGCGCACTTGAGAATTACGCGCCGATCGCTGACGGAGACGATATCGCTATGCCGCTGAATTCGTCGGCACCCAAGATGAAAGACAATGAGGCGTCACCTACGGCGCCAAAGGCGGATGCGTTGGGAGCAGTGCTGTGACAGATTTTTCTAGCCGTGCCGAACGGCGCAACGTACGGGAGGATAGGCGCCGCCCGTTCGAGGGTATGGAGCTGCGTGAGCAGTCAGACGGCACACTCCGTTTCACTGGCTATGCCAGCGTGACAGAGACCCCGTACGAAATGAGTGACTGGCTGGGCGACTATGCCGAGGTTGTCCGCCGGGGCGCGTTCACCAAGACTCTCGCTGAGGGTGCTGACGTCCCGTTTAAGCTCAACCATGACGGCATGACGCTTGCGCGGACTAAGTCAGGCACCATGCGGCTATCGGAAGACTCGACGGGCCTTCACGTTGAGGCTGACTTGGACCCGGCTAACGGCCAGGTTCGGGACATTCGCAGCGCCATGGAGCGTGGCGACCTTGACGAAATGTCGTTTGCTTTCCGGGTCACCCGTCAGGAGTGGTCGCCGGACTACACACAGCGGGACATCACTGAGGTCAACATGAACAAGGGTGATGTGTCGATAGTCAACTACGGCGCCAATCCGCACACGTCTGGGCTTACCTCGCTGCGCGGCGCGCTGACTGACGGCACTCTCGACCGTGACCGGCTGGCGGAGCTAATCCGCTCCGTTCCGGAACTTGCCGACATGCTTGCCGAGCGCACTGAAGAGCCAGCGCCGGAAGCGGAACCCCGCAGCGAGGATCTTTCGCTGTATGAGGCGCGACTCCGCGCCCTAAAGCTTTGACCAGCGTGTGAATTAACACGCTGCTCTGCCCGCCCGGTTTACGCCGGAGCCTACGCCGGACCCCATGCAGCACGGGGCACCACCTAGGCCACCACCTAACGCAAGTGGTGGGCGATTCCCCAAGAATCGAACCTAGGAAAGGTCCCTAATGGACAAGCGTTCCCTCATTGCCAAGCTGGTGGCCAAGCGCGCTGAAGAGCGTGGAAAGCTTGACGCGCTGCTGGAGTCCGCCAAGACTTCGGAGGCGCGCGCGCTTTCCGAAGATGACAAGGCCAAGTTTGACGCTGGCGAGTCTGAGATCCGCGCGCTTGATGAGCGTGTGGCGGAGCTTGACGCGGCTGTGCGTGCGGATGAGGCTGCGGCGGACATGGCCAAGCGCTATGCGCCGTCCGGCGTGACTGTGACCAGCGAGCCGGAGATTTACCGGTCTGGTGTTGGCGGTAACTCGTACTTCCGTGACATGTGGAATGCGCGCCAGAATGGCGACCGTGACGCCATGGACCGACTTCAGCGAAACAACCAGGCCCGTGCTGCTGAAAAGCGCGCACTGACCACGGTTAACGGCGCCGGTGGCGAATTCGTCCCCCCGCTGTGGCTTGAGTCGCAGTTTGTGCGCCTCGCGCGTCCCGCCCGGATTACCGGCAACCTTGTGCCCACGCAGCCCCTTCCGGCTGGCACTGACTCCATCAGCATTCCCAAGGTTTCGACCGGCACGGCCGTTGCGGTGCAGGCGACTCAGAACAGCGCCGTACAGCAGACGGACCTTGCGACCACGTCCGTCAACTCGACGGTTACCACCATTGCCGGTGGTCAGACGGTTTCGCTCCAGCTCATTGAGCAGAGCCCGTTGAACGTGGATGACATCATCCTTGCGGACCTTGCTGCGGCCTATGCCCAGCAGTACAACACTCTGATTCTGTCCGGCTCCGGCTCCGGCGGTAACCCCACCGGTATTTTCACGCTGTCGGGCACCAACGCTGTCACCACCAGCGCGGCCACGATCACGGGTGTCTACGGCGCTATCGCCAACGGCATTCAGCAGGTTCACACGAACCGGTTCCTGCCGCCGGACACGATCATCATGCACCCGCGCCGGTGGGCTGCTCTGCTGGCTGCTGTCGACTCGACCGGGCGCCCGCTGGTTGTCCCTAACGCCAATGCGCCGATGAACGCGCTTGGTAACCAGGGTGAGCCGGTGTCCCAGGGCTACGTGGGCACGATTCAGGGTCTCCCGGTTTACGTGGATTCCCTCATCCCCACCAACGTTGGCGCCGGTACCAACCAGGACCGCATCATCGTTGCCCGCATGGCGGATCTGATGGCGTGGGAGGGCAACGTCAAGGCGGAGGCTTTCCCGCAGACGTACGCCAACCAGCTGTCTGTGTTCGTCCGGCTGTACAACTACATGTCGTTCCAGCCTGCCCGTTACCCCAAGTCGATTTCGGTTATCGACGGTACCGCGCTGGTCCCGCCGTCTTTCTAGTCTGAACGGTTGATGGTTCGGGGCAGTGTGTGAATTCGCATGCTGTCCCGTTCCATGCTTAGCGAAAGGGACACATGAATCCGATCAATTACGCGCGCGGCCTGGTCGACGAATTCGACGGGACGCAGCGATCCGGCGATAAGGAGCGGGAAGCGCTGGTGCGCGAATCGCTGGCTTGGGTCGCTGGTGAGCTGGACAAGCTTGAGGGTGCCTCGCTGACCGATGGCGTGCGTGAGCTTTACGAGGGTGCCAAGGCTGCCGTTTCTGACGTGCTGGCCAGCAAGCCCAAGCGTGCGGCCAAGGCTGCCGCCACTGACGCGTAGGGGGAATCGTGCCGCTGATCTACTTCACCGGTCAGGACGTTGCGCTTACGGCCAGTCCGCTGGATGACAGCGGCAACCCTCCCGGAGGCGCTGTAACCGTCTCTGTGACCGTTACAGACCCGTCCGGGTCTCCCAGCACCCCAACAGTCTCCGGGCCCGTCAGCGGGGCATACACAGCCGTTGTGCCGTCCGTGAGCGTCACGGGTGTGTGGCTGGCGCGCTGGACGGCTACCGGTACCGGCGTGCGCTGGACGTACGAAACTCAGTTTCAGGTGCGCGCTCCGGGGGTTGAGCAACTTGTTGACCTCCCCAGCGTCAAGGCGCACTTGAACATTCCGGCCAGCGACACGCGGCAGGATGACGAGCTACAGGGTTTCATCCTCGCTGCTGGCGAGATTGCCCGTAACCACTGTGGGCCCTTCATTCCGGAGACTCATACGCAGTATTTCGACGGTGGGCGCGAAAAGGTAGTGCCGGACTTTGTGCCGGTAGCCAGCGTGCTGAGTATCACGGAGTACTACGGACTGAGCGCGTTCCCGCTGACTGAGCAGCCGCTAGACGCTCAGACAAACGCGTTTGCCTTCACCGTGGACACCAGCACGGGGCAGATCACGCGCCGGACGCTCGGAGGCGAGGCGGCAACGTTCGCTTTCGGCAGTAAGAACATCAAGGTTGTGTACACAGCGGGTCGCGCTGGTGCCGTGCCGTGGTCTGTGCGCCTTGGCGTGCTGGAGCTAATCCGCCACATGTGGCAGATGACTCAGCAAGGTGGGGGACGGCCCAAGTTCAACGGCGGAGCCTATGAAGGTGGCGAGGCGAGTGTGCCCACTGGCTTTGCTATCCCGTCCCGCGTGCTGGAGCTGTGGCAGACGTACTACAGGGGGCCCGGTATCGCATGAGCATCCCTTCTAGTACAGCGCCAGCGGTCCGACAGTGGCTTTATGACCAGTGCACCGCGCTGCTCCCGCTGGACCAGGCAGACACTCACGCATCGCTGCTGGTGTGCTTTGACCAACCGGGCCCGAACAATCCGGAAGACATTGTGGCCATTGGTGGTGTCCGGCGTCAGCTCAAGGTGGCCGCGATGATTGGCGGAGGTGGCGCCGGTTGGCTCGATGAGCACTACACAGTCTCGGTTGTCATTGACGTTTTTCGCGGCGGTGACAGCGGGCAGGTGGCCTACTTGCGCGCCATGGACCTTGCCAACGCCGTAATTTCCATCGTGCGGACGGATCTCACCCTTGGTGGCCACGTCATTAAGGCGGTACCCACGGGGGATGACGCGGAAGTGGAATGGGACAGCGAGCATGGCGGCAAGCATGCGTGCGTGACTGTCGAAATCGAATGCGTAACGAGGATCTAATGCCGGAATTCACTTACAGCGGAGACGACTCCCGCTATTACCCGTCACTTGCGCTGGCCGTTGAGCCTGGCGACACCGTGACGCTTGACTCTGACCCCGGTGACGGCCGGTTTACGGCCAAGGGTGTTACGCCCGTGGCTGCCGTTCCCGCTACTGACCTGGCGCCGGTTTCTGCGCCTGCTGACATCCCGGAGGTTGGCAACTAATGCCCAAGGCAACACAGCTCTCATTTCTCGGTATCGCCAAGGAAGTCACTCCGGGCACCGCCGTACCGTCCACCAACTACATTCCCGTTACGCAGCTCACCCCCAAGGACAGCGTCACGCTGCTTGAGGACAAGGGACTGCGCGGCGCTTTCGTTGATGTCTACGACGAGATTGCGGCGAACATTTCCGCAACCGTGGACTTTGACGGCAACGTCCACCCGGACACCATCGGTTTTCCGCTGGCTGGCATCCTTGGTGACGTCGTCACCTCCGGCGCCTCCGCTCCGTTCACGCACAACTTTGCGGTACTCAACACTGGCACCGGTCAGCCTCCGTCGTACACGCTGAACGACAACTATGTCGCGGGTAACCGGCAATACGCTGGCGCCAAGTTTTCTGAGCTTGGGTTTAAGTTCACTGACGCTGGCCTGCTGACCTACTCCGCCAAGGCCACCACGTTTGGCAGCGCCACGGCGACCGCTCCGACTCAGTCCTTTACCACCATCCCGCCCATGACTGGCTGGCAGGGTGTCGTGCAGATTGGTGGCATCACGCAGGCTGGCGTGATTGATGGCGAGGTGACCATCAAGCGAGCCGTGACCATCATCAACGGCATTGACGGGTCTCAGAACCCCGCGACGCTGTGGTCTGGTCCGGTTCAGGTTGATGGCAAGGCCACGCTGGTCATGGAAGATGACACGCAGCTGACCAACTATCTGACCAACACGCGCCCGGCAATTGACTTCAACTTCACTTCCGGGGCTGGCGCTGCCGCCGTTCAGCTCAAGCTGCACATGTCCAAGTGCGCCATTAGCGCTGCGGATGTGACGCGCGGCAAGGATTACATTGAAATTCCGATCACGTGGACGGCGCTTGCCAACGCCACTGACATTGGGGCTTCAAACGGGTATTCGCCCATCAAGGTGACCATTCAGAACGCGATTGCGGCGGGGACGTACAAGTAATGAAGAGAATTGATCTGCCCTCCGGCGCGACTGCCGATATCCGCGAGGTTGCCGACGTAACCGAGCGTGCGCGGCGCCCCATCAAGCGAATTCAGACCCGGCTTGCTGGTCTCCCTGCGTTCGTGAACGCCATTGATGAGGCCAAGGCCCAGCGTGAGGGGGAGGAGCTTTCTCCGGAAACTCAGCTCAAGATTGCCGCCGGTATGGGCGAGGCGTTTGACCTGCTGGAAGAGCTTAACGATTCCCTGGTGGCCGCGCTGGTGGCTGGGTGGTCGTATGGCTTTGCCGTTTCCGTGGATGCTGTGCAGGATCTTCCGGGCCGTGACCTTGACGCGCTCCGTACTGCTGTCTCGCCGTACCTGTCGCAGCTCAACCCTGACTTTGACCCGTCGCCGGAGCCGGAGTCCCCTTCCGTCGCCTCCGTCGCCTAACGGAGGCTCTTTCCCGCACGGACGGGATTGAGTACACAGCGGATGAGATACCTAGCGAGGAATACCGGACGTGGCGGCTGTGCACATTGCTGCATTGTCGCCCGTCCGAGCTAGAGCATGAATCCGCCGTGACCCTTGATTGGGTGCTGGCCACTGACGACGCCGTTCAAAAGGCGCGCAAGACAGTTGAGGAGCGTGCCAACAATGGCTGAAGGCATGGGCGCAGTCGTCAAGGGAGTGCGTGAGGTAGGTGTGGCGCTCACAGAGATGGACGTTGCCGTAAATGAGGCGACGCGACTCACAGTTAGGCGTGCGACGCGTTACACCAAGGGGCGAATTAAGGGCAGCATGCGCGGTCGCCCACGCTGGGGTCACAAGGGAGCGGACCCCGTAACCGGGCAGCCTGCTGTACACACTGGCCGTGTGCCCGACCACATTAACCGCACCGGCGGACCGGGGCGCCTCACCGGTGACCTTTCTAGGTCTATCCGGAATTCACGCAGGCCACGCCCGGAGGGTGCTGGGGCATGGTCAGCGGTAGTCATGGCAGGTGGTAACGACGGATATCAGAACCGCTATAAGGCCACCGTTGAAGCCAAGACACCGTATTTCAAGCCTGGTGTTGAAAAGTCCTCACCCAAGATCCGCGCAATGTTTGAAGGTTCTTGGGCTGCGGCCACCAACGGCAAGGGAAAGAGGAGGTAACCATGGGCGCGTTGCCTCCGGTATTTGTTGAATTCCTTGGCCGCTCCACTGGCTTTATGGCCACGGCCAAGGGAGTCAAGACAGAACTTGCCACCGTTGAGGCTGAAGGCGGCGGCAAAATGGCCAAGTTTGGCGCGGTGAGCAAGGCTGCGCTACTTGGTGTAGGTGTGGCCGCTGGCGTGGCTGCTGTCAAGACTGTGCACATGGCTGCCGACTTTCAAACGGCCATGACTCGCGTGCGCACTGGTGCCGGTGAGTCCGCGCAAAACATGAAAATGGTTGGTGACGGTGTACTCAACATGGCTGGCCGTGTCGGTCAGTCAACTGAGCAACTCACCAAGGGCCTTTACATGGTTGAGTCCGCCGGTTACCACGGATCTGATGCGCTGAAGGTGCTGGAAACCAGCGCCAAGGGGGCCAAGGTTGGTGCGGCGGAGCTGGGCACGGTGACTGACGCCGTGACCACGGCCATGAACGCTTACAAGCTGGGCGCTGGTGACACCACAACGGTCATGAACGCCCTGGTTGCGACGGAGTCTGAAGGCAAGACCAACCTTGAGGCGCTGGCCGGATCAATGTCCGGCATTCTGCCGGTTGCTGCCGCCGCTCACGTTGGGCTCAATGAAGTCTTGGGCGCCATGGCCACCATGACGTCACAGGGTACGGATGCACGCGTTTCGGCGACGTATCTCCGGCAGACGATCGGCCAACTTTCCAACCCTTCAACCAAGGCTGCGGCCACTATGAAGGGGCTTGGGCTTGATGCCAACAAGGTTTCGCAGGAGCTTGGTAAAAGGGGTCTCGCTGCCACGCTGACGACGCTTACGGACGCCATCAAGAGCAAGATGGGCCCGGCTGGCACTGTGCTAATTAGCACACTGCAAAAGGCATCCAAGCACAGCAAGGACTTTGCGGGTGTGCTCCAGCATGCCAGCGGCAGCCAAAAGACATACATCGGCGCGCTGGCCACCATGGTGGGTGGTACCAAGTCCATGATGGGTGCTTTGCAGCTCACCGGACCGCACATGGACACGTTTAAGAAGAACGTGGATGGTATCGGCAAGCACATCCGCGATGGTGGCAAGAACATTGAAGGCTGGAGCGACGTTCAAAAGACGTTCAACCAGCGCATGGCTGAGGCCAAGGGCGCCATTGAGGCAGTCGGCATCAAGATTGGTACGGTGCTACTGCCGTACGCCACCAAGATGGCTGGTTGGCTGGCAAGCGGCGTCACGTGGATGACTAAGCACAAGGCAGCCGTTTATGCCCTTGCTGGAGCCATCGGCGCTATTCTGGCCGTTGGTCTGGCCGTGGCCACTGCCGCAGTAATTGAATTCACCGTGGCCATGTGGGAAACCGGTATTCCCGAAATTGTGCTTGGTGTCATGGCGCTGGCCGCTGGCATCATGTACCTGTATTCGCACTGGAGCCAGGTTTCCGCGTGGCTGTCCGGCGAGTGGCAGACGGTCATGCACGCGCTTGGCGACGCGTGGCACTGGCTGGCTGACAAGACCATGAGTGCCTGGCACACCATAGAGAATGGTGTGAAGACTGCTTGGCACGCGGTAGCCAATTTCTTTTCCTCCGCCTGGCACACGGTGACTGACCCGATCGTCAAGGCTTGGAATTGGGTCTCTCACGCCACGTCGACGGTGTGGAACGCCATAGCCGGATTCTTCAAAAAGTGGTGGCCGCTACTGCTGCTCATCATCGCGCCGTGGCTAGTCGGGCTTATTTATCTCTGGAATCACTTTCACACGACCGTTTGGAATAAGGTCAAGTCGGTCTGGGATGCGGTTGCGGGATTCCTAAGCGATACCTGGGACGGCATAAAGTCGGTGGCCAAGTCCGTTTGGGCCTCCGTTCAGCGGAACATTGTTGATCCGATCATGGGCGTCTGGCACAAGCTAGTCAGCGTTTGGGACAGCGTATCGAGCTACCTTAGTGGCAAGTGGTCTGACCTAAAGGCCGTAGCGCTGATCACGTGGCTTGAGATCAAAAAGTCAATGATTGACCCGATCACGGGCGCTTGGCACACCATCACCAAAACGATGGGCCAAATAAAGGATGCGATATCTAAGAAGCTGGACGACGCGTGGACGGCTGTAAAGAACATCGGCACCAAGTTTGCGACCATCGGTAAGGCAGTCGTTGACGGCATCGTTACCGGCATCACAAACGCGGCCAGCGGACTAATGGACAAGGTTGGGGGTCTGGCTAACGACGCACTTACCGCTGCTAAGCACGCGATCGGCATCAAGAGCCCCTCTCGCGCGTTCCGGGACCAGGTCGGCAAGTGGATACCGCTCGGCATCGCCGAGGGCGTCAGGGCGCACGCCAGCCACGCGCACGACTCCGTCCGGGAAACCGCTACCGGCATGGTGAGCACTTTCTCTAACGCGCTGGGCATCGCCTCCCCCAGTAAGGTGTTCCGGCAGCTTGGTATCTGGGTTCATCAGGGCCTAGTCGACGGGCTAACTGGCTCGCTGTCGCAGGTGAAGAGCGCCGTCAAGAAGACTGAGACTGAGCTGATACAGGCTCGGAATCGGCTCGCTGACATGCTCGGCACGAAGGCTGGAAAGGGCCACAAGGGATGGATTAAGTCCCATGAGGCAGCGATCACGCACCTTGAGAGCATGGTGAAGCGCGAGGGTACACAGCTTGAGCGGCTGGCTACCCAGCGCGAGGGAATCGCCAAGCGGTTGAAGTCGGCGCAAGACCACCTCAAGAGCATTGCAAAGGAATGGGCAGCGACCCAAAAGGATGTTGCCAACAACATCATGCAGGGCGCCAGCATCATCACTCAGAGCCAGACTGATGGGCTCTCGCTGGACGCTGCCACTGTGGTGGATAACATGCAGCAGCAGGTACAGGCAGCCACGGAGTTTGCGGCCAACCTTGACGCGCTGCGTAAGCGTGGGCTCCGCTCTGACCTGGTCAAGCAGATTGCCGACGCTGGCGTTTCTGGTGGTGGCGACACGGCGCAAGCGTTGCTTACAGCGAGCCCCGACCAAATACGGCAACTCAATCAGTTGCAAACGCAGTTGGGGAGTGCAGCCAATGCCACCGGTGCCACCGTGGCGGACGGCATGTACGGCGCTGGCATGAATGCCGCCAAGGGTCTTATCAAGGGGCTTCAGTCCCAAGAAAAGGCCATTGACAAGCAAATGTTGAAGATTGCCAAGAGCATGGAAAAGGCAATCAAGCACGCGCTTGGCATTCACAGCCCCTCGCGTTTGTTCCACGAAATTGGACAGTTCGTGTCCGCTGGTCTCGTGAACGGCATTGACTCCGGTCACGGGAACGTTGAGCGCTCCGCGCATCGCATGTCTGACGCTGTGGTCCGGGGCGCCAAGGTTCCCCGACTGAGCGGCACGGCTGGCGGAGGTGGCAACACCGTGGTTGTGAACATCCATGTTGAGGGCAGCGTGTTGGCGGAGCGCGACCTACGCGACACGGTGCAGCGCGAAATGCTGCGCCTTGGCTCGCGCAACTCAAACACCTGGGCACCGTACCGACGCTAGGCAACGCTTCCAGGGGCAGTGTGTGAATTCGCATGCTGCCCCTGGGGTGCGTTTGTGCCCCCTATGTATGGAAGGGGTGAGCTATGGCTCTCAATCCAAATTTTCCGCAGATGGAATACGGCTGGGGTGCACTGTGGAATGCCAACGCCGGTGACTCGCCGATAGACCGGTACGTCAACGTGACGCCACGGACCCACGGAAGTGCGGGCACGTCGCGCGGTCGACAGTATGAGCTTGACCAGGTACAGGCTGGCACGCTTCAGCTTGCGCTGAGCAACACGGATGGTGCGCTGGACCCCAACAACGGGGCCGGTCCGTACGCAGGCCACATCTGGCCCTATCAGCCGTTCCGCATGCGCGCACAGTGGCCACCTACCGCCAACCTGCTGGCGCCTGTAATCGCCAACGGTGGCGACGGCTCACCCGTGGGTACGCTGGACGCTGGCAGCGCCGGACAAGACATCTTGAGCAGCACAGACGGCACCGGTGGGCAGATTGTTGCCAGCGGCACGGCCTACAACGGCACCAACGTTCTTCAATTCAACGTGCCGTCCGCCACGGCTGTGGCCACGCGTATTGCGCACACTCCGCAGCCTGCTGTGTTGCCGCTCCAGACGTACACCATGACCATGCGGGTACGGAACATCACTCCGTCCACCTCGCTGGACGTGAAGCCGGTTATTGGTTGGTACGGTCCGCCTCCGCCGGGCGCTCCCATCACCAGCGTCTACGGCACGACTGTGACGCTGGCAGGTTCGGCCACGGCGCCTTGGACGACTGTCACCGTTACTGCCACGGCGCCAACTAGTCCGTACGGCGTAGACGTTGGTGTTGCTGTGGCTACAACTGCCGCCGCTACCTGCTCCGTTCAAGTCGACGGCTGGCAGCTGGAAAAGGGCAGCGTTGCAAGTGCCTTCATTTCTCCGGGCACTTGGTATCCGGTCTACTCCGGTTTCGTTGAGCGCTGGCCGCAGAGCTGGGACCTTGAATCCACGTACGGCCTGGTGAGTCCGACGACCGTGGACGCCTTTGCGCTGCTCTCTCAGCGACAGTTGCGCGACCCGCTGACGGAGGAGATTTACCGGCGGAACCCCACTTTCCTTTACACGCTGGCTGACCCGGCTGGCTCCGGCACGTTCACCGACTCCACTGGCAAAAATCCGGCCGTGTCGGTCGCTAAGAGCAAGTACGGCGCTGGCTCGCTGGTCTCTGGTGTGTCCATCACGTCTACTGACGCCGGAGGCGCCTATACCGGCGCTACGGGCACTGTGGTGCGAATCAGCAACAGTAACCCCGGCACCAGCACAGTAGGCCCGGCATCGTTCATCAACCTTGCTGCCGCTGGCATTGTGGGTCCAGAGACTCCCAATACGTGGGCGCGGATGATGGCGTTTCGCTGGACCGGTTCCGGCAATCCGGCCAGCGCTGCCTATGTCTGGACGTCGTTTGATAAGCAGCGCGCCAACGGTCTGCCGTCCGGCTCAACTATCCGGTTCACCATTCAGAACGACGGTAAGTTTGCTGTCGGTATGGGTGGGCCCTCCGGCAACATGCAGGGATACGTCCCGCAGACCGCTGGTGTTGGTGTCACGGTGACGGATGGTGACTGGCACCTTGCCGGGGTTGCCTGTAATGCGGCTACCGGTGAGGTTTGGGTGACGTGCGACGGAGTTTCGAGCTATTGGAGCGGCCAAGGGGCAATCAACCCCACTGGCGTTGTTGGTGACTCTGTTGGTGGCTGGGTTGACCCCACTGTGGGCAACGGAACTGCGTGGAATTTCAAGGGCGACATTTCCTATGTGATGGAATTCCCCACGTTCCTTGGCGGCAGCGACTTCAGCGCCATTTATGGTGCATGGAAGAACGCATTCGCCGGTGACTCGACCGATAAGCGATACGCGCGCATTCTGACCTATGCCGGTTACAACGGGCCCAGCAGCATTCAGCCAGGTATGACCACCAGCATGGGACCCATGACTTCCGACGGCACGGACGCGCTGAGCGCGCTTAACGACGTGGTCACCACTGAAAACGGTGAGCACTACGTTGACCGCGCGGGTGTCGTCACGTTCAAGGCGCGCAGCGCGAGGTACAACGCCACGGTTCCAACTTTCACCTTTGGTGAGCGCACGGACCTTGGCGAATTGCCATACGAATCGGTTGAGCTGGACTACGACCCTACGCACCTGGCCAACCTGGTGACGGTTACGCAGAAAAGCACCGGCCAGACATTCACTGCCGCTGACGCCACCTCGCAGACCAACTATTTCCCGCGCACCATGACACGGGATATCGACAGCACGGACCCGCTTGAGTGCCAGGATGCTTCCAACTACCTGCTCAGCAGGTATAAGAACCCCTTGCCGCGCGTGTCCACGCTGGTGCTGCACCCGGCTGCCAATCCGGCGCTGTGGCCCGCGTGTCTCTCGCTGGAGCTGGGCACCCGTGTCCGAATCATGCGACGACCCATCGGCGCTCCGGCAATTCAGATTGACGCGTTCGTGGAGCAGGTGCAATGGGGTGTGTCAGACAAGGGTGACGCCACCGTAACGCTCCAGTGCAGCCCCATCGACGCACAGCCCTACGCAGCCTTTGCGGCATGGCGAACGACGCTTAGCGCTGTGTCTTCAGCGGGTGCCAACTCCATCACGGTGAACGCGCCCGCATTCGACACGGTAAACCCCCTGTCGGCGCTGGTCACTCCGGGTCAAGTGCTGGTGGTGGGGCAAGGTGGCGCCACGCCGGACACCATGACTGTTCAGTCTGTGTCTAATACCGGAACCAACTGGACCACGGGAACTATCACGTTCACCGCGACCATGCCGCACGCACATTCCAACGGGGACACCGTAGGCGAGGCGCTTCCGGCTGGCGTGACCAACGCAGCAACTTGGGACACGCTCTCAAAATTCGACAGCATCGCATTTGCCTACTAGGGAGGGCCAATGGTTCTTGCAGCCCCCACGTCATATACAGCGGCACCAGGCAACTTTCTGACGTCAGCACTGTGGAATGCCCAGGTGCGCGATTCAAACGCGTTCTTTGCTGGCGTCCCCGTGTTCTCTGGCTATCAGTCCGTGGCCCAGCCCATCAACGGCAGTAATAACTGGGCTCCGCTCCTCATTGACTCAGAAACCATCGACAATTACGGCGGACACTCGACCACCACGAACACTTCCCGCTATACGGTCCAGCTTGCTGGCACTTATCAAGTGTTCGGTAGCGTCGCGTGGACAGCGAGCAGCACCGGTGACCGGCGACTACAGATCACTCAGAATGGCGCGTCTGTGCTGGGCTCGGCCAGTTCATTTGACCCCAGTCAGGTTGTGCTCTGTGCACAGCAGACCATGTGCATTGTCCCTGCCGCTGTGGGCGACTATTTCGAAATTCAGGCGTGCCATACGGCGACTACGTCACCCACCACTTTCAACACCAACGCAGGTAGCGGCGGCAGCGCCATGTTTACATCAAGCATGCGCGTTCTGTGGATTGGTAACTAAGGAGAAAAAATGGCTGTTCTCGGAGTGGACGTTTCCGGCTATCAGTCGGCAACGTTCGATACCAAGGGACTGGCTTTCGCGTTCGTCAAGGCGACCGAGGGGACCGGCTACGTAAACCCCAAGTACAAGGCCCAGGTTGCGCACGCGCGTGCCGCTGGCCTGGTGGTCGGTCACTACCATTTCGGCAAGAACGGCGGCAGCGCTGAGGCCGATTACTTCCTGGGCAAGCTTGAGTTGCACACGGGGGATATCCTCGCTTTCGACTGGGAGACCAGCGGCGTTTCGCAGAGCGAGCGCGACGCGTTCATATCGCGTGTGAAGGCCAAGGCGCCCGGTCATAAGGTGGTGCTGTATTGCAACACGGATTACTGGCACCACCGTGATAGCGACAATGGCGGACCCATGGACGGTCTGTGGATTGCTGACCCCAACCACCCGGCGGGGAAGCCCAGCGTCCAGCACGGGTGGGTGTTCCACCAGTATTCGTGGGCCGGTGGTATTGACCGCAACGTGGCCAATTTCAAGGATGCTGCCGCGCTCCGTGCTTGGGCGACTCCGCACGCTGCCGCCAAGCCTCCGGTGCCTCCGGCGACTCACCCGGCTCCGGTTCCGGTGCACCCTGCCCCGGCTCCGGCTCCGTCCCTTGAGCAGCGCGTGAGCAAGCTTGAGGCGGACGTCAAGGCGCTTCAGGCGCGGGTGCACTAGTGAGCATCATTGACGGCGCCAGCCTGACACCCGGAGTGGCGTGGATGGTTGGCGCAATCGTCACCAGCGCGGTAACCACGGGACCGGCGTACCTCGCCGCCAAGCGCTCACGTGGTGCAGCGCGGGAAGAGGGGGCACTCACCCGTGATGCTGTCGTTGAAGCCATCGGCGAACTCAACGGCAGGATTGACCAGTTGGGGGAGGGGTTGCGCTCCGACATAGGCGAAGTGCGCGACTGGCAAGCGGCACACACCACCGAACACGCGGTGTCGGCATTCCAGCGGACCAATCCGCACCCGAACAGACTCGAATACCGAAACAATCAGGAGTGAATATGGCTATCTCTGGCAAGGTCACGGCGTCCACTGTGGCAGCGTCGGTAACCACCGTGGTTTCCGGCATTCTCGCGCCGCACGTTTTCTGGCGCTCCGTTCCCAGTGACGTGCGCGGTCTGGTTGAGGCTGGCGTCACTGCCGTTGTCACCTTTGGCGCTGGCTACCTCGCGCGGCATGGTGTCGACGCTGGCAAGCTTGCGGAGGATGCGGAGGCCGTAGCCGCTGATCTTGGCGTGCCGTTCATGGCGCTGTCCGATGCTCCGGAGACTCTGGCGGACGTCGTGGCGGACCCGGCGGCTACTGACCCGGCTCCGGCTGCCCCTCTCGTGTAGCGGGGAGCGTTTGTGCCCTCTCCAGTGTGCGAATTCACACGCTGGGGAGGGCATTTTGCGTTATCCGAACATTGCGCTTAGCGGTAAGGCGCAGTCCGGCAAGGACACAGCGGCGGCACACCTGGTGGAAGTCCACGGGTATACGCGGCTGGCGCTGGCGGACCCACTCAAGGAAATGGCGCTGGAGATCAATCCGTACATTCCCACGGGTTACGGAGTCTTGGCGCGGCTGGCGCGACTTGTTGCCGACGTTGGTTGGGACTACGCCAAGACCACGTATCCGGAAGTCCGGCGGCTGCTCCAGCACACCGGCCAAACCGTCCGAGAGTACGACCCGGAATTCTGGCTGCGCGCGCTGTACCGCCAAGCGGAGCACGTTGCCGGGCCAATCGTTGTAACGGACGTGCGGTACCGCAATGAGCTTGCCTCGCTCTCGCGCGCTGGCTTCACAGCGGTGCGGATCATGCGTCCGGGAATCGTCGGCATGACGCACGCCAGCGAAACGGAGCTTGACGGACTCACGTTCACCGCTGGCGTATCGAATGACGGCACCGTGGAACGGCTACACGCCAAGATTGACGGGCTGCTGGCCGCGCTTGCCGACTGAAAACAACCCCTGTCACTGGGCATCATGCCTGGTGGCAGGGGTTTTCTGCGTTCCGGGGCAGTGTGCGAATTCGCACGGTGGCTGGACACGGGGCACCGGACCCGCTAGTCTGGTGCCCCACCCCAAAGAAGGAGACGAAATGGCCGAGCGCAACGAACTCACGGTGTGGCTGGACGACACCACCTCGCACCGTGGCTTCATGCGCATCGGCAAGGGTAAGTCTGCCCACCTCACCAAGTACAACGACGAAAGCCTCTGCGGGCGCCTCATGTTCCCCGATGCGGGTGGCGCCTACCTTGACAGCGTGGATGTGGCCAACATGCCGAACATCTGCGCAACGTGCTGGAAGATCATGGAAAAGGAAGCGGGAGAGATCATGGCCAAGAACACGCAGACCACCGAAACGGTTGAGGTTGACGAGAGCCTGGCTGACGCGCTTGGCGACGCGCCGGAGCAGACGCCGGAGGAAGCCACCATGGAGCAGATCCTCGCCAACATCGAGCGTGCCCGGTCGCTCGCTGAGGCCGAGAACACTGAGGGGCTCGCGGAGCTGGACAAGGAAACCAAGGCGCTCATTTCCTCGCTGCCGCGCGGTGGGAAGACGCCGGACGGTAAGACGTGGGCGGGATTCAAGGCCAAGGCTGGCCAGGACTTCCGGCAGGCGGCAGCCGCGCAGCCCAAGACTGACGGCCCGTCAAAGGCCGTGGCCACCAAGGCGGAGGCTGCCCCGGACGTCACCACGGACTACACCATGACGGAAGGCGTCAAGGAGATTGTTGACAAGGGCGCCGCGCTGGTCCGCGAGGGTGTCCAGCTCCACGTCAAGGGCGCGCAGACTGCCCGCGCTATCGCTGGGATGCTGCTGGACACGCGCCGCCGGATCATCACCAAGGACGGCGTGCCTGACCTCAAGGCCCACACGCAGGCTGCCCGCAACGCGTCTACCGACATGTACGCGGCTGCCGAAAAGGTGCTGGCGGAGGAGTCCGGCGACACGGAGCACGCCAAGGCGCTGGTGCGCAAGCTGTCGCAGGCCGTGCGCAATCAGATGTCTGACGTGCTGGTTGGCTACGTCAAGGAGTTGGACACGGCCAGCGAGGAATGGGCGGAGCACTACGGCGCGGTTGCCAAGGCGCACCCGGAGCTGACCCCCAGCGAGGCGGTTTTCAAGTTCTACGACATCAACCCCGTTTCGCGCCGTGAGCTTGCCGCCCAGCGACAGGCGGAGCGCAGCACCAAGCTGGCGGAGCTGGAGGCTGCGGCCAAGAGTGGTGACGCTGAGGCCGCTGAAGAGGCGGAGGAGCTGAAGGCCAAGACCGTTCAGGAGCGCATTGCCGGTGACATCCAGACGGCGGAAAAGGCGCTCAAGGCGGCTGTGAAGGCTGCGGCGGAGCTGAGCGAGGAAGACAAGAACGCGCTCAAGGCCAAGGTGGCGGAGCTGATGGCGCTGGTTGCCGCACTGTAAGACACACCAGGTAGGGCCCGGCTGCCAGTACGGAGCCGGGCCCGTCCGCGTAGGGAGGGATCAAAGCAATGGCACGCAAGAAAGCACACAACGGCAGGATTACGGGTCACGGAACCGGTGGCCACCACACGCCGGAGGGGGCGCACGTCATCCTGTACGGGGAGATCACGGACGCCGCCGACGCTGGCCGACCGATCGCGTACAAGCTGAGCGAGGCGCAAGCGCGACACTGGGCGGCTGGGCTGATTCGAATGGCCGACTACATCCGGGGCCAGCGGGATGGGGTGGCGGAGCCGGAGCCGGAGCCAACCGAACTCACTGGGGGACTGGCCAGCCTGCTGGGGGTGGCCGGTAAGCCAGCGGTTGACTTCACCGAGGTACGCCCCAAGGTCTGGAAGACAGCCACGCCGGAGGATGCGGAGCGGCTAGACGCGACCATTGATGAGGCGCTGGCGGGGCTGGGTACCTCGCTGGCGGAGCTGAGGGAGGGCGACCGCGATAGGACCCCAACGGAGTGCCAGTCGGAAGGCTGCCACAGGGTGCGCCCACGCTGGACCATGGCGCGTCGCGTGTCGGCAAGCGGTGACCAGTGGGTGTGCGACCCCAAACTAGCCATGCACTGTGCGGTGTGCTGCAAGCCGGGGGAGTCACTGACGCACTACACGGAGGAAGAGCACCAGCACGGCTAGGCGCCCGTCTCAGCCCCTCACAGCCCCGGTAGGCCTCCCTGGTCCGCCGGGGCTTTCTCATGCCCTCAGACGGCCGTACAGCGGCGCCAGTGGTGAACGGGTGGCCGGAGTGGTGAAGTAGAGGGTTTTTCTGTATTGCCTTTAGAAAATCCAATAGCAATACAGAAAATGACCCCACTTCACCACTCACACAACCGGGAGCGTTTGTGCCCCTTAGTCGCTGTACCTGACTGAGAGGGGCACGAAATGCCCAACGTAAAGACCATGCACAAGGGTGGGTCACGTTTCTACGTTGACCACGAAACGCGCGTGAGCGTCCCTGGTGTGACTTCCGTCATCGGCATGCTGCCTAAGCCGTTCCTACGTTTCTGGGGTCAGAAACTTGTGGCGGAGGCCGCTGTCGATTCCTTTGACTACCTTCAGCGCATGGTGGAGACGTCCGGCCGTGACGCTGTGGTGGATCACCTCAAGAACGCGCCGAACCGGTACACCAAGCTGCGTGCCAACGTTGGCAGCGAGGCGCATGATCTGTTTGAGCGCATGATCCGGGGCGAGACCATCGGACGCGTTCACCCGGACCTTGAGCCGTACCGCCGGAACTTTGCGGAATTCCTCCGCGATGTGAATCCGGAGCTTGTGCGCGCGGAAGACATAGCGTGGAGTGACGCGCACCAGTACGCCGGTAGCTTTGACGCCATCCTCCGTGTGTGGGTCATCAAGCGGCTGGACGGCAAGCTAGTCATTGACCCTACGCGCGGACCCGACAGCGAGCCGGTGCTCTTGATTGTCGACTGGAAGACATCCAAGGCCACGTATCCGGATGTGGCGCTTCAGATGAGCGCATACGCCAACGCTGACAAGCTCATTGACCCGGAGGGCAACGAACACCCCATGCCGGAGTTTGATGGGGCGGCAGTGCTGCACATCACGCCGGATGAGTGGGAATTCAAGCCAGTGGACATCAGTGCCGCTGTCTTTGACATCTTCCTGGCGCTCCGTCAGATCTTCGATTGGGACCGGACGCTCAGCAAGGAAGTGCTGGGCCGTGCGCTGGCGCGTAGTGCGCGGAGCGTTGTGACTGGCACACAGCGACGGGGGAAGTAAGCATGCTGCAAATCCTCAATGACCCTTGGTTCTGGCTCGCGCTGGTCCTTTGGTTTGTCCGCGTGACGGACCCCAAGCGCTAGCCGCTCAACTCGCCCCGGAGATTGGTCACTTGGCCAGCCTCCGGGGCTTTTCCATGTCCGGCGCAGCCCCAGGGAGCGCTTGTGCCCCTACACAGACGACCCGGAAAACGCACGAGAATGGAGCGCACATGCAGCCCATCAATGTGACTGCCTCCGATGTGGTCGCGGAACTCCGCGCCGTTGTGGCGGAGCAGCCCGACTATGTCTACGAGTACCCCGGTGAAGCGCCGGACAAGAGTCTTGATTGTTACTACGTGCACCCCAGCGAGAGCGGCACGGTGCCTGGCTGTGTCGTCGGGCACGTCCTTAACCGCCTTGGTGTCCCGCTTCACGTGCTGCGCGGATACGAGGGCAGTGACGCGCGCAATGTTGCCGAACGCACGCTCAACATCACCGGCGACCCGGACCACGGCCATGACGCGCGGCTGGCGCTTCAGCAGGTGCAGTGCGCCCAAGATCGCGGAATGGCTTGGGGTGCCGCGCTGGCCATGGTGCTGGACGACTAACCGCTTGCGCTAGCAGCGTGCAAATTCACACACTGAAGGGAAACCACGTGGTAACTCGCATTTTCGAAACTGACCCGGACGCTAAGCCTAAGCAGCGTGTCAGTTACAGCAAGGCTGACATTGACTTTTTCTTCCGGTCCGGCATGCAGGTGCTCAATGAGCGCACGCGCAAGCTGGAGCCCACCTCGCTCGCTGAGTGGCGCGTGACTACCGGCGACCCGGACACGGCTGACGCCATTGCCCAGCTCTACGGCGGCAAGGCGGAGGAGTGGGACACACCCAAGGATGACGCGCTACAGGTGCTCACCGCGACTGGCACAATTCAGATTGTGCTCTCTGGCGCTGACGCCATTCGGGACAAGCTTGTCCTTTGGGGTCGGCAGGGTCCGGTGCATGAGTGCGATGGCATGTACTTTCTTTCGCCGGAAGAGGATGCGGGCAACCCTTGCGGCTGCCCCAGCTACCTCAAGGAGCGTAAGGAGATGGCGCGTGCTGGCCGTGGTCCGGCGCCCCACACGCAGGTGACGTTCCGGCTGGCGGACGACTATGACCTTGGTGTTGGTCAGTTCACGTCCACGTCATGGGACCTGCTCACCACCCTCCATGAGGTCCGCAACGACCTTGACGCCGTTGGCGGGGAGGCGCTGTGCGAGTTGAGCCTTGAGCTTGTCTCGTACACCACCAAGGCTGGCCGCGCGGTCGAATACCGCAAGCCTGTAATCACTGTCCTTAAGTCCTGGTCTGACGCGATTGCGGAGGCGTAAGCAAATGGCTTTCTATGAAGTGTTCCGCGACGACGAAACCGGATACGCCACGGCGCTGGTGCGTGCACACGGACTCCGGCAGGCTGTCGCCACTGTCTCGCACCTTGGCTTCACCGCCAACAACAGTGTTGCCGTGCGTGTGCCGGACGGCCGGACGGAGCCGAATAAGGTTCTGGCTTTCGCTGAAGAGCGCTCCGCCAACTCTGCCCCGGTCGAGTAGGCGATATGGCTACGCGTGATGGGCAGCTGTCATACGCCACCCGCGCGCGTTTCTGGGCAATTGCTCTCAAGGGGGCGACGGATGACGAGATCCGCCGTCCCCTTTGGGAGTACCCGCCGGAGGCGTGCGCAGCACTGAAGCATGAACGGCGCCGCCGGTTTAAGTGGGACATTGACAGCGAGGGAGAGCGCTAGAAATGGCAGTTGCACAAAGGCACGTTGAGCGTCGCGTGATTGAAGACGTGACGGTAATTCTCAAGCTCAGCGAAGATGAGGCGCGGACGCTGGCCGCTGTGCTGGCGCTGGTGAACGGTGACCGGCGGAAGTCTCCGCGAGAGCACGCCGTTGCCATACTCAACGCGCTCCGCGAGTCGCGTGTGTTGCGGGGGCTGGGGAGTCCGTTCGAAATGGCGCTCACTGACGCTGTGGCCGACCACCCGTCAACGCTGGCCAGCGGAGCTATCAACTTCCGCACGTACCCGGAGGACTGAGCGCATGGGTAAGCGAGGGACCGTTACGGACTACGCCGGAGATGAGCTGTACGCCGGGGACCTGGTGGCCTACGCGGCACGCCGGGGCAACGGTGTCCGGCTGTCAGACGCCGTAGTCCAGAAGGTGACCACCAAGCGCGCACTCGGCCGCGTGATTCCCTTCCTGCTGGTGAAGCCCACCGGTAACGAGAGTGGCTTTGTCCGGCGCAAGACTCAGCGCGCTGTGTGGGTCGCTGCGGAGCATGTGCGCCTAGTGGCCACGGCGGAAGAGTTGGCCGCGTAAGGCCACGTTGTTGTAGCCCGGTAGGTGGTGCTCGCGCACTGCCCGCCGGGCCCTTTTTGGTTTGGAGATCCGTTGGTGATCAGTAAGGGAAGTGCTCCGGCGCTGGGGGATATTCGGTCCCTTGGCGCTGGCGACACGATATGGGCGCGAAGGGACGCGCGAGAGCGCAAGGACTGGCCGCGCTATGTGGACGCGATTGCGGCGGCTGTGAGCCGTGGCACGGATGTGAGGTGGATATGAGTTACCTGGTGCTTGCCGTTGTGGCGCTGGCAGTTGGCTTTGCCTTGGGGGTGACGGCACGGTGAATGCTACGCAGGTAGTTGGGCTGTTGCTGGTGGGGTTCCTCGCTGGAGTGTGGTCACTGTTCGCACTGCTTTGCCTGTGGGGCGGTGATGGTGAATGAAAGTGTGTCGGCAATGTGGCCGTGCAAAAGCGGCTGAGGCTTTTTTGGCGGGTAAGGCGCAGCGCGTTTCGTCTACTTGCTCAACCTGCCGCCGGAAAGCAGCAGCACAGCACCGGCGGAACTATTACGCGAGTCTTCCGCCGGACAAGCGGCATGAGCTGACCCACAAGCGCCGTGCGGAGACTTACGGCGTGAAGCATGAGCGCTACAGCCGTACGGACATCATGGCTCGCTGGCGGCGGAGCTGCGCCTACTGCAATGGCGTAGCCACGCACCTTGACCACGTGCACCCGCTCAGCAAGGGGGGCGAGGATGTCGAGTCAAACATTGTTCCGGCGTGCGCCCCATGCAACCTGAGCAAGGGTGCCAAGACACTGGCTGAGTGGGCAGCGACGTTCACCTACGAACCCCCTTTCTGACGGGAGGTCACATGCTTCGCAAGAGTCGCACGCTGGGCTGGGACGCATGCCGCTGTAACGGGTGCTACGACCGGAAGCGAGACAAGCGTCTGTGGCGCCGGATCGCACGCCGGAAGGAAGAGCGAGCATGGCGCGCTGAGGCGTAGCGAGGGAGCGCTTGGGACCCTACGGAGCCGGAAGGGAGAAAACGTTGAAATTCCAAGAGATCCTGGCTCGGTTCCAAGACGTCAGTGAGACCAGTGACGGTTACCTCGCTGTCTGCCCGGCACACAATGACTCGCGCCCCTCGCTCCGCATTTGGTATGGGGAGGACGGACGGGTACGGCTCAAGTGCCGGGCAGGCTGCGAGACTGGCGCCGTGGTGACTGCCGCCGGTCTGCGCTGGCCGGACATGTTCGACGCTGAGGGACCGGGGCTCACCGTGGCCAAGGAACCTCCGGCGCCGGTTGCTCCGGGGCATGTGGCAGCGCTGGCGTATTTCGTCGACACGTCGTCTGCCGCGCTTTTCGACTTCATAGAGCCTATGGCGGAGACTGCCCGGAAGTACGCGGCTGGCCGGTTCGGATTGTCGGAAGACATGGTGGCGGACCTTGAGCTTGGGTTTGCTCCGGCTGGCGTGCAGTTCCGCTACGCATCCCGCGCGTTTAGCGCTTTCCCGCGCCTCACCGTGCCACTCAAGGACTTTGCCGGACGTCCGCGCGGATTGCAGGGGCGGGACTTGTCCGGTAACTGTCCGGGCCGGTGGGTGTCGCTGTCCAACCCTGAGGGCCACCGGTGGGCCACGTACGGCGTTTTCAGGGGGCAGGGTGGCTATGGGGTCACCATCGTGTCTGAAGGGCCCGGAGATGGGCTCACAGTGGCTGCCGTTGGCTATGACGCTGTCTCCATCCGTGGCGCTGCGCTGGCCGGTAACCCGGATCTACTCCGTGAGCTTGCCGAGGGGCTCAAGGGCAGTCAGGTAATCGCCGCTGGCGACGACGACGACGCTGGGCGACAGTTCAACCGGCGTCTTGCCGACGGACTGAAGGCGTACGGAATCACTGTCTACGCGCTGCCCCTTGGCGGGCCGGATATCACAGCGTGGCGTGAGTCTGCGGCTGACGAATTCGCCCCCGCACTGCACACTGCCGTTAAGTCGGCGCGACCGGTAGCCAGCGCACATGAGGCCGTGGCCGAGCAAGCTACACAGAGCCTCGCTGAGCGCACCGGTGCTGACTTTGTCAGCCGTGACCAGGGCGTTGAAGCGGCGCGCATGTTGGGCGAACTCACCAAGCAGTACGGCGAGTCGCACGCGATAAGCGCCTACGCGCTGGTGGCTTGGACTGACGGCCGTATCAAGCACGCGCCGGAGCTTGGTTTCATGGTGTGGAACGGGCAGGTGTGGGAACGCAGCGCCACCAAGGTCCGCCAAGAGATTCACCGCATGGGCGCCGCGCTGGCGCTGGCTGGCGAGACTGTGGCCGCTAAGCAATTCCTGAACACCACGGGCATTGACTCGATCCTCACGGAACTTAAGAGCGTGCCGAGCGTTCACGTGGCTGCGCATGCGTTTGATGCTGCCACGCATCTGCTCAACTTCCGCAACGGCACGGTAGATCTGCGCACGGGGAGCATGCGACGCCACAATCCGGCGGACATGCTCACGTACGCGCTAGATGTCGACTACCGGCCGGAGGCGACTGCACCGCGCTGGGAAAGGTTCCTGGGGGAGATCTTCCCCGATAACCCGGAGCTACCGGCGTACATGCGTCGCATGGTCGGTTACGGCATTACCGGTGACGTCAGTGAGCAGGCTTTCGCTGTGCTGTGGGGCAAGGGTGCCAACGGCAAGAGCGTGTTTACCGACACGCTGACTTCTGTGTTCCGCACCATCACGCGCACCACGGGTTTCGCCACGTTCGAGGAAAAGCAGAATGGCGGAATTCCCAACGACATTGCCGCGTTGCGCGGGTCCCGCCTGGTTATGGCCAGCGAGGGTGAAGCGGGCAAGCCCATGAGCGAGGCGACGCTCAAGCGCGCGACCGGCAAGGAAATGATGCAAGCGCGTTTCCTCCGCAAAGAATTCTTTGAATTCAAACCCCAATTCCTCATCATGCTGGCGACCAACCACAAGCCCCGGTTTAAGGGGCAGGATGAGGGGCTGTGGCGACGCGTCAAGCTCATCCCGTTCAGCCGCTGGTTTGCCCCGCATGAGCGTGACTATGAGCTTGACCGGAAGCTACTGGCGGAGGCGGAGGGCATTGCCGCTTGGGCCGTTCGGGGCGCCGTCGAGTGGTACGCGCGTGGCCTTGGTGAGCCTGACTCCATCACAGCGGCTACGCGTGAGTACCGGGAGACGTCTGACGCGCTGGCCGGTTTCTTCCCTGGTGTGCTGCTGGCTGACGCGCGTGAGCAGATGAACGGCTCTGATGTGTTCGCCGCGTATCTCGATTGGTGCGAGGCGGAGAATCTGCCAGCCAAGGAACGCTGGACCCGGCGAGGGTTTTACAGCGCCATGGAAGAGCGAGGCGTTTACAAGAAACCCACCAACAAGGGTGTTGCGCTGGTGGGTGTCCGGCTGGCGGATGCTGCTCCGGCATTCGATGGCCCCGGAATCTTCGGAGGCGGCAAGTGAACAGATGGTTTGTCGAAATGATCGCCGCATGGCTGCTGGTGTTCGGCGTGCTGTGTCCGGTGGCACTGCTCATTGAGCACTGGCTAGGTCTTTGGTAGTCCGCCGCAGCGTGTGAATTCGCACAGTGAGGGTGGGGGAGTCTTTGGGCCCCCTCACCCTGGGAGGTACACACATGAGGGAATTCCGCTACGCCGTTGCCGGTGACCCGGTCGTTGTCAACGTGCCCGAAACCGAAGATGACTTGCGCGCATTCTTCGCTTGGTGCCAGCAGGCAGACCAGCGAGGCATCAAGATTGCGCTGGACACGGAGACTAGTGGGCTGGACATCTTCAGCCCCGGCTATGCGCTCCGCACTGTGCAGTTTGGCGACGCGCACACAGCGTGGGTCATCTGCTGGGAATGGGGCGGGCGCTTCCGCGAGGCTGCTCTCTGGGTGCTGCGTCGGATGCGTGCCTTCCTGGTGCACAACGCTGCCTTTGACTGGCTGGTGTTGGACCGGCATGCCGGAGTGCCGCTGGAAGAACTCAGCGCCAAGACCACGGACACTCGCCTACTCGCTGCCCTGGTGGACCCGCGCCAGCCCCAAGATGGGGGCATCGGCACTGGCCTTAAGCCCCTAAGCGGGTACTACGTTGACCCGGCTGCCCCGGACACCCAAGGGGACCTAACGGCCATCTTCCGGGAGCAAGGACTCACCAAGTCCACTGGTTTTGCACGCATCGACATTCGGAACCCCACCTACCTGCTTTACGCCGGACTAGACGTCATCCTCACTGCACGGCTGGAGCCCAAGCTACGGAGTGAGCTGACCCGGCTGGACGTGCGCCCCGCACTTGAGCCGTACGAGCATGAGTTGGCGTACATCTGCGCCCACATGATGCGCACTGGCTTTCTGCTGGACACGGAGTACACGACTGCGCTGGCGTCCAACTTGTCAGCGGAGGAGCAGCGTTACCGCGAGGTGGCCGGACGGTACGGCGTTGAAAACGTCAACTCCACAGCGCAGATTGCTGACGCGCTGCGCGGCATGGGCGAGGATCTGACGGAGCGCACTGCCTCCGGCGCGCTGAAGGTCGATAAGGCAGTGTTGCTTGACCTTGCTGACCTAGACCGTGACTGGAAGCGCGTTGGTGCCCGTACGGCCAATCCGCTGGCGGATGCTGTGATCCGTGCCAAGCGGTCCGGCAAGTGGCGGAGCGCGTATGCGGACACGTTCCTTGAGGTCATGAGCGCCGAGGGTCGCGTGCACCCGTTCGTGAACAGTTTGCAAGCACGGACGGCACGTATGTCCATCACCCGTCCAGCGCTGCAAACGCTGCCGTCAAGTGACTGGGTTATCCGGCGTGCGCTGCTGGCGGATGAGGGCCACGTCATGGTGTCCACGGACTTCACTGCCGTTGAAATGCGTGTGTTGGCCGCGCTGGCGGGCGTGCGCAAGATGCAGGAAGCCATTGCCAGCGGTGCGGACCTTCATGACTTCACTGCCTCGCTGGTGTTCGGGCCGGACTTCACCAAGAAACACCGGAAGATTGCCAAGGGCATTGGTTTTGGCAAGGTCTACGGAGGCGGAGCGGCAAGCATCGCGCGGCAGACCGGTGCGGACGAGAATGACGTAAGGCGCGCGCTGGCTGCCTATGACGCTGTCTATCCGGAAATTAAGCGCTTCAGTAACAAGCTCCAGCGCGAGGCGAGGTGGGCCGGTTGGGTTGGTCTGAGCGCTACTGGGCGCCGTCTGCCGGTCGACCGTAACCGTGCTTACGCCATCGTGAATTACGTGGTGCAGTCGACGGCGCGTGACTGTCTCGGCAACGCGCTCATTCAGGCCAAGGAAAAGGGTCTGTTGCCTCTAATGCGGCTGCCTATCCATGACGAAATTCTCGCGTCCGTTCCGCGCGAAAACGCCACGGAGGTTGCTCGGGAGTTTGAGCAGTGCATGACCTTCAGCCTTGGCGGAGTACGCATTGAGGCGGAGGCGGAAATAGGTGGCCGGAGCTGGGGAAGCCTGTACGGAGCCGACGCATAGCGGGGGAGGGGTGCGGCATGTTCTACCGCCGGAAGCGTACGCGTGTCGCACCCTCGCTGGACGAAATATACGCACAGTGGGCTGAAGCGGACGCGTGGGCATGTATCTACTGCGGAGCGCCATGGGAGCACGTGGAGCACTTCCAGCCGATCGCGCGTGGGGGAGTCACGGAGCTGGGGAATCTCTGGCCTGCGTGTGCGCTGTGCAACCTAACGAAAGCGGACCGTGACCCCTGGGAGTACCTCCGGTCACTAGGCGTAGCGGTTTAGGCAGCGTGCGAATTCGCACAGTGCCGTTGCCAAGTCTTTATTCTGACGCCGTGTCGCACGTGCAAACCCGCTGTACCGAAGGTAACCAGGTCCCGTGGCATATGCCGTTCCGTGGATCTGAAGGCGGGAACCCCGTTCGCACCTTAGATGGTCCGTCAGTTAGCGCCTACGACCGTAGTTAGTAGCCATCTTCACAGCTTCCATACATGCCGTTACACGCCTACGTTCACACCACAACGAACGGCGGCAGCAAAGGCCACGCCCCGCCGGGAGTCGCAACCTCCCTGGTGGGGCTTTGTCTTGCCCCGAACTCAACTGTGACCCGCTTCACAGTCGTGGCTTGCCCCTTTCAGGGAGCGCTTGTGCCCCTAGGCACCTGAACCCCCGAGAAAGCAGGCAAAACCATGATCGACATCACCATTGAGCAGATCCGCGCGGCAGCCGCGAACGACCTTGCGGCAGTAACGGCAGTGCTCGCGGAGTTTGAGCCCCACATCGGGCGCCTCGCCAACAAGTACGCGACTAGCGGCGGACGATACGACGCGGACCGCGCGGAAGAGCTTGCGCAGGCTGGCCGCATAGCGCTGTGGGAGCGCATCGGGGAATTCAACGGTGACAGCGTCGGCGAATTCGTCAGCTACATGGACAAGTGGATACGCGGCACCATGGCTGGCGAACGGCGCGACGACTCGCACAACGGGGGCGTGAGTCGCCAGACGGTATGGCGCTTCAGCAAGTGCCTTGACGTCACCGGAGGCGACCCGTACGCGGCGGAGCGCGAGGCGGTACGGCCGGACGGATGCCTTGGCGGTGAGCGCATGACCCCGGAAACGGCGTACGCGGCGCGGCTGGCATGGCAGGGAGTTGCGTACCTTGACGCTCCGGGCGCCAGCGGGAATGAGGGAACCCTCGGCGAGACCATAGCCACCACGTACGGCGTGCCGGATGACCTGGTTGAGGCGGCAGACATCAACGCTGAGCGCCGGAGGGTGCAGCGCAACGCCGTACACGCCACGCTGGAGCGCATGGGACGGCAGGCTGCTTTCACGCTGCGTGCCACGTACGGGATTGACCCGGTACCCCACATGGAGAGTGACGCCGAGATTGGCGCAGCGCTGGGAATCGACCACAAGCGCATTCGCCGCATCCGCAGCATGGGCAAGGACCGTTTCCGCGAGTTGTACCTCGCTGGCGCTGCCGCTCTCGCCGAATAAGTAGCCACCCCACCACCCAAGGGAGAAACGCTCATGTGTTACACCACCAAGACTGGCCACGCCGTTCAGTTCACGCGCGTCGGCACCGGATACGACGTCCACACGCGGAACGCCAAGGGCGAAACCATTTCGACTGTCTGGCTCACCGCTGACGAATCGCGCACCCTCATGACGGCGCTTGAGGCGTAGGCCGTGGCGGCTATAGATGGCTCTGTGAACGACCCAACGGCCACCGGTGGGGTGGCGGACCGGGCAGACGTCTGGCGGGCCGCTAGAGCGCTACTGAGCGCCTCCGGCATGGCCAGCGAGGCACGACCGGATGACGTGCTGGAGCTAGCGCGCTTCCTGGCTGGCGACGACTTCTAAGACTGGGGCAGTGAGCGGGTGGCCAGTACCTCGCTCACTGCCCCGCACCACGTAGGAAGGGGCGCATATGCGCATTGAGATCCTGGCAAGTACGTACTTGCACCGCCCGATACTGGAAGACGCGTACGGGTACGACCCGGCACCGAAGGCAGGTACCAAGGGCGCGGACGCACTGAGCGAGGCAGCCGGACGCATCTGCTATCTGTCGTGGGAGCGACCCAATCCGGCGACTGCCGACAATGCCGGATACCTCGGCAACATCCTCCGGCAGGGGCATCACAGCGTGCTAGAACATGCCTCCGTTACCTTCCTGGTGCGCGGTGTGTCTCGCTCGCTGCTCGCTGAGCTGACCCGGCACCGGCACTTGAGTTTCAGTGTGGTGTCACAGCGCTACGTGGACTACGCGGCGACCGAGCCCGTCATCCCTCCGGCGCTCCGTGGCAGTGAGGGGGAGGCTTTCCTCCGCAGTGCGTACGCGTACGCCGTTGGCCGTTACCAATCCGCTGTAAAGGAACTGCGCGCCAAGGGTTTGAGCCGTAAGCAGGCTCGCGAGGCTGCCCGCGCTGTACTGCCAAATGCCGCGCCCGTCGACATGGTGGTTACCGGAAACCTGCGTGCGTGGCGTGATGTGCTGGGCAAGCGGAATTCTCCGGCGGCGGATGCTGAGATACAGGAATTCGCTGGGGAAGTGCTTGCACTACTGCACAGCATTGCGCCGAGCAGTTTTCAGGACTTTGCGCCGGACAACAAAACTGATGGGTAACCATGTACGTACTCACTGAGGGTTGGTACGAGGATGAGACCGTTACGGGTGTCGTCTATAGCGAGGATGAGGCGCGCGACTGGGAGCGCGATAACCAATACCGTTCATACTACGGGCCGTTTGAGCCCGGAATGCCGGAGGCTTAGCCATGATGGATATGTTTAGTGAGGCGCGCCAAATGGCCGCTCAGTTCCGCGAGGTATTCGAAGCCTTCATATTCGTTGGCTTCACCGAGCAGCAGGCCATGCAAATGGTGCTTGCCCTCATGTCTGCGCCTATCCGTGGCTAGGGTGCTCTCATTCCTCATAGGCGCGCTGGTGATGCTCTCGCTGACCCCCGTGACTGCCCGGTGACCAACCGGCCCAACTGGGATGAGTATTTCCTCGCTGGCGCAGCGTGGGCAGCGAGTCGCGCGGACTGCACCCGTCGCAAGGTGGGCGCCATCCTGGTCAACGCGCGGCATGAGGTACGCGGAGTGGGGTACAACGGCGCCCCGGCTGGCGTGCCCGGCTGTCTCTCCGGCAACTGTCCGCGAGGCAGGCTGACAGCGGAGCAGTGCGCCCCAAATAGTGACTACGCCAACTGTGTTGCCGACCATGCGGAGCGCAACGCTATCCGCCACTGTGACCCGGCGGAGCTTGCCGGATCCACGCTGTACGTGACGGATGAGCCGTGCCCCTCATGCTGGACGCTCATTCACGCGGCTGGCATCAAGCGTGTAGTTACGCCGTAGGCAGCGTGCAAATTCACACACTGAGTTAGGGATGGAACATGAGAAAGCTTGCTCTCGCCGCGCTGGCTGGGGTGGTGCTGTCGCTCGCTGCGTGCGCACCCACGGATGACGCTGGAGACCCGTTGCCCAGCGCCACGACGCATGAGGGTGACTCCGCGTACTACCCGAACGTTGGGACGCTTCCGCACAGCGCTGCGCCCCACCACAAGGGGCATACCAAGCCGCTCCGCGTGTGCTCCAGCGCCAAGAAATAGGTTTCGGGCCCGTGCTTCAGCTTGCGCGCTGGGGTGCGGGCCCGTAGTGTCTGCGACGTAAGCACAACAACGACGGAGGCACACACCATGCGATTCACCATCAAGCCCCAGCCGGTCTACTCCCGCACCAACGGCGCGCACGTCGCCACCAACTTTTACGTGGTCGACTCCATCGGCGACAATGGGCGCCCCAAGATGCTGACGAACTGGGCATTTGGCACGATTGATGCGGCCATGGATCACGCGGACCTGCTTGAGGCGCACTGGGGCTGAAAGGTCAGCGTGCGAATTCACACACTGGGCCCGGCACTCCGCTTGACCGGGGGTTGCCGGGCCCTTACTGTGTCCGGAGTACGGCAACAAGGGAGGGGAGGGCGCAATGTTCACCGCTGGCGACCGGGTCACCTATGCAGGCAACTTGGCTGAAGTGCGGGGCATGCGTGGAGTCGTCAAGGGACCCGGCACGCGGGATGGGAGGGTCACAGTCGAGTTTCCGGCCCTTGGTGTCGTTCTTGACATGAGTGATACCGTTTTGGAAAACGACGCACCGGAGGAAGACGAAATGGGCAAGGCGCGCACCACCACCGTTACGCACCCGGACGGGACCGTTTCCACGCGCAGCAGCGCAAGCGCCACCTACACACACGCGGTTGAGCAGCGCGAGGATGTATGGGCCACGGCCAAGCTGCACCGGAATGTGGCAGCTGATAAGCGCGAGGAAAAGACACGGTTCATCGCCGCTGTGCGTGCTGGCCGGATTGCCGTACGCAAGGACTCTAAGCATTTCGATTCGGTCTACCTGCTTGGGGAGGGTCGCGAGGAATGGTGGTTGGGCAGCAATGACTACGCCATGCCGTCGATTGGCCGCGAGGCTTCCACGCTGGACCGTAAGACGGCTATCCGTGAGTGGCTGGCCAACGCTGACTCGCTGGCCGCAACCTTTGACCGTCATGCCGATAAGGCGGAGGCCGGGTCGCAGTACAGCTATGGCGTGGTGCGCTGGTCCATGAGTCACGAGAATGCCACCAAGGGGCTCCGCGAGTTTGAGGGGCGCAACCTCCCCACCAGCACGTTTCGGGTGGTAGCTGTCGACGCGTAGCGGGCAGCGTGAGCGGCCAGTGTGTGAATTCACACACTGGCCGTTTTCTTGTGCCTCGGAGTCATTGCTTAGCCTAACTAAATGGTCGGCATTACCGACACTGTTCGGCATTACCGACCCTTGTGTCCCATATGGGGAATCCTTGACTCCGTTTGTGAAGCCTTGACTGGCCGTTCACTGGCTGGCCTTCACAGGAGGCACACAGAACCTTAACGATCATTTACGTTTAGGGTTCAAACGCTTGAGGTGAAGGGGGTGGGCCGTGGTGGCAACTCTTGACGTGCTGATTGAGCTGCGCGCAAGCCATGGCACGACGCAATGGGCACACTGGGGCGACGCGACGGAGTACGTCTACACGCGCCCGGAACTGCTGAAGGTGCTGCGGACGTACGGCACCTGGGGAAGCAACATGACCGGAGGCAGCCACATACGTCTGACGACCCGTGGGCGCTTCAGCGGACGGGTGTGCGGCCAGTGGGAATGGTTCCGGGGCGCGCCGGTGGGGGAGCCGTGGGTGTACTGGCCAGCGTGGGAAAACCTGGTGTTCGCCGCGCAACTCCATGTGCCGTACTACACGGAGCATGATGACCGCCGGTTGGTGGAGACCGGCGGCACGGACGTCAGCACGCTGAGAATGCGACCCGTTGCCGACACGGCGCCGCTGGCGGACCAGGGCCCGTACGTGCGCCACAAGGAAGATGTCCCGCATGAGGGGGCCTTGGCGGATCTGTACGGCCTACGGCGCTACATGCGTCGCTGAGGGGCTGTGAGGCACCCGGAGGCACCAGGACACCCCCAGCGCGTTACAGGGGCTCCAGTGGCCGCATAGGCTGCCCCGCATGGATGACGAGACGTATGAGCCGATGGACGGCATCACCCCGCCCAAGATCAAGACTTTCAGCGGCATGGCGGAGCTGCTGGCCAAATTGGAGGGGCGCGCGGCCATGTGGGAGCGCGTAGCGCGGGAGAACAAAGAGCGTGCGGAGGAGTTTGAAAGTGCTGCACAGCGAGTGAGGGGCGGTGCAACAAGTGTGACCGTAGGGCGTACGACGTACGTACTAGGGGAGTAGCCTGACTCAACTAGTCCGGTAACGGACCGGACCTGACGCCGAGTTAGGAAAATCGAACAATGACCGCCAGCGGACAACGCACATGCGTTG